CTTATTTACAAAGTAATATCCCCTACTTTAAAGCGTGGATAAGAAGAGAGTATACGTGTAATTTTGAACAGTATCATGGTGAGTTTTTACATGCTATGGTAATAGCTGTAACAAGTATGCCAAACCGTAGTCTTAGTTTTCAGGTAATATTTACTGGATGTGAGACAGATGAGACAGACGAAGAGAATGTACACGGTGGGGCAATGTGGGCGAGGATGCCCATCACAGGATTGGTTGGTGACACTCCTTATGAAAAATGGCCGCAGGAGCTGCCAACCTATGCTGCACAACCTTGGGATTGTATGTCGCACCATCATTCGGTGTACGTTTTAAACAGAGCTACTCCCTCTCCTTGGATTGCAAAGGTAGATGGAAAATTCTATCCTGCTAAGTATTATTTTACTGTAGACTACACAGACAGTGAAATAGCCGATGACCCTGCTCAACACAAACAGAGTCATGTATTAGAGTTAATGGATGCAGGAGACTATACAGGCAACATTGTTGCACTACCAAACAATAGGGTGAGAGTAACACATCCTGCATGGTTTGAAACAGGAGAAGGCGCACCAGACTTTAAACCAAGTCAAAGCGTGTTCCATTCAAAGCAAGAGACTGAGTATGTCTGGGATACTCAAAGAGTTTTTAACAACCTATACAACGAGGAGAAATAGCATGGCTGCTAAAAAGAAAATGCCTATGGTCAAAAAGAACGGAAAGAAGATACCTGCATTTGCTGCTGACGGCAAGGGTAAGATGGCTAAAGGCGGCATGATGAAAAAGAAAGGTTATGCCAAGGGCGGTATGAAGAAGAAGGGATACGCTAAAGGCGGTGTATCAAAAAGCAAAAAGAAGTAATGGCTCTAGCAAAAAGTCAACGTAGTCTTAAGTCTTGGGGGAAACAGAAGTGGAGAACCAAGAGTGGTAAGCCGAGTGCAAAAACTGGGGAGCGTTATCTACCAACCTCTGCCATCAAAGCCTTATCCCCCAAAGAGTACGCAGCAACAACTGCTGCAAAGAGAAAAGGCACAAAGGCAGGGAAACAGTTTGTTAAGCAACCAAAGTCTGTTGCAAAGAAAACAAAAGCATATAGGAAAATATCGTGACACAGAAGAACTTACAAACCGATAGTAACTTTAATAAATACGATATAGACGGTGACGGTATAGTCACTGACGAAGAACTTGCACACGCTAAAGAAATAGGTAAAACGGAGGCTGACTTACGTAAGCAGAAAGCGCAACGTAGGATGGCTACCGCTACGCTTATAGGCATGGGGGCATTTACTGCTGCTATGTTTCTTGTCGATATAGATAAGATAAAGGCACTGTCGGATATATCTAACCTCTTCTACATATCAGGAGCAGGTATTGTAGGTGCTTATATGGGAACATCCGCATGGATGTCTAACAGAGACAAATGATGAAGAACTGGAATAGAGAGAAGACAAAGACACTTCTTATAGCTTTGTTTATAATTTGGTCAGCATATTTTATTGTGGAGTATTTATAATGAGAAAGTATCTTAAGAGACTCTGGTGTGCCTTGCTTAATAAAAAGTGCAGTGATACCTGTACCTGTAACGAATGAGTGTACTCACAAGTTTAGTAGGACCTGTCACAGGACTTCTTGATAAGTTCGTAGAGGACAAGGACCAGAAGGCAAAGCTTGCCCATGAGATTGCTACAATGGGGGAAAAGCATGCACAGGAATCTTTACTCGCTCAATTAGAAATTAATAAGGCAGAAGCAGCATCAGGCAGTATATTCAAAGGAGGGTGGAGACCCTTTGTGGGATGGACCTGCGGCATTGCTTTTGCATATCACTTTATCCTGCAGCCTACATTAATCTTTGCACTGGCTGTATTCGGTGTTGCTGTACCTGACTTACCAGAGTTTGATATAAGTACCCTCCTTCCTGTCTTGGGTGGTATGTTAGGAATTGGCGGCTTACGTACATATGAAAAGCAAAAGGGTTTGACAAAGTAAGGTGGAGGATATAAGGTGTCACTTATGTCACAGACCTATCCCCATCTACAACGTCTACACACTAAAGCAAATATGGAAAAGAATGCAGGGAGCATGTGAACCCTGCAATGAGAAGAAGAGACTAGAAGAAGCTAGAAGAAGGAAAAACAAAAATGCCATTTAACCTATCCCAAAAAAGCTTAGACAGACTTGACGGTGTTAACGATGACATGGTGAGAGTTGTTAAGAAGGCTATTGAATTAACTAAAATAGACTTTGGTGTAATCTGTGGACTGCGTACAGTCGAGGAGCAGGAAGAGCTAGTAGCCAAAGGTGCGTCACAAACCATGAAGTCCAAGCACATTGACGGACTTGCAGTAGACCTCATGGCATATCTTGGAGGGAGGGCTTCATGGGAGTTAAACCTATATGACGATATAGCGGATGCCATGAAGGAGGCTGCAAAGCTTGAAAACGTGGGGGTACGTTGGGGTGCAGCTTGGCAAATAGATAACATGGCAGATTGGGATGGCACGATGGAAGAAGCCATGAATGCCTACATAGATTTGCGAAGAAGTCAAGGTAGAAGACCCTTTATAGACGGACCACATTTTGAGTTGACTTAGGAGAGAACAATGGCAAAAGATGATAAAAAAGAGGAAGAAGAGAAGAAAAAGGTACGGAAAAGAGTGCCAAAAGAAAGAAGAAAACAAGTTATGAAAATAATAAGGACTAAATCTGATTCAAGAGGTCCTTCTAAGTTGTTATCTGAAATGAAAGCGTTAAATAGTAAATATTTATACGTTAGTGAAAATGCAGATAAAGAAGAAAAATCTCGTATTAAAAGTGCAAATAGAATTTATAGTCAGTTAAGAGATAGATTTGACCGAAAATATATAACTTCAGGCACTTCCGTATTTGTAGAGAAAGCTCCAGAAAATTTAATAAAACAATTTAATAATCTACCTTCAAGAGTAGGAGAAACTATATCTGAGAAAAAAGAAAGAAAAAATTCAAAGAGTCTTTTTGAATTAAAAAATAAAGGATTAAGAAAAAGATATAAGAAACAAATAAAATCGACCATCACACCTTTAGCAAAAGCAGGTGGAACAATGAGAGATGAGCCATTTTCTATTTTTGAGTCTCACCCTAGACCTGAGTTAGCAGATAAAATAAAAAAGAATCGTGGGGGGTTGCTAAGAAAAAATAATAAAGACTATCGTAAAACAGGAATGTTTTATGGTGGAATGGCTAAGAAAAAATAACAATGGCAGAACGCAAACACAAAAAAGCTATGAAAGGCATGTCTGTAAAGAGTGGAGATAAACGCTCCACAAAGTCTGGTGCAGGTATGACAAAGAAGGGTGTTGCGAAGTATAATAGAAGAACAGGCGGCAAACTAAAAACTGCTGTTACAGAGAAGAAACCTACTGGGAAAAGAGCAGCAAGAAGGAAGTCTTATTGTGCTAGGAGTGCAGGACAAATGAAGAAGTTTCCTAAAGCAGCTAAAGACCCTAATAGTCGTTTAAGACAAGCTAGAAGACGGTGGAGGTGTTAATGGATGTTAAACTTTCTATAGGACTTGCCGTAACTCTTGCAGCTCAAATTTCTGCAGCAGTGTGGTATGTAGCACAGACTGATGCTACGATTAAAGACCTTACTTCTACTGTCGCAGAACTAAGCAGCACGATGGCTATTGAAGAGTCAGTAAACCTAAAGAGAGATGTTGATGCTAATGCTACAAGTATTACTAGTATTGACTCTGATGTAAAGACTCTGGGAAATCATATGGCTATTGGTATTGGAGATAGGAATGATGTTCTTAGAAGAATAAGTATTCTGGAAACAGAAGTAAGATTTATTCAGAAAGAACTAGACAGGAAATACTAATGTGGCTTCCTATGTTACTCATATGTGCAAATCTACAAGCCTCCTCCTGTACCGTAGTAACTCGTAACTATGACTTAGCAAACACTGAAAGAGAGTGTATAAAGGTTGTAATGGCTAAACTTAAAGAGGCTGATGACATTAAAGAGATAGTATATAAACGTCCTATGTGTCAACAGATAATGATAGGAAAAGGTATATGAGAGAACTAACAGATAAGCAGCAGAAGTTTCTTGATGTCCTCTTTGAGGAGGCAGGAGGTAACTTTATAACTGCTAAGAAGATGGCAGGGTATAGTGATAATGTTGCTACTTCTACAGTGACTGCTCCACTTCAGGAGCGAATATCAGACCTGACACGAAAATTTCTAGCGTCTTCTGCTGCAAAGGCAGCATACTCAATGTATGAAGTTATGCACAGTCCAACAGATTTAGGTAATAAGGAGAAGATGGTAGCAGCAAAGGACATCCTAGACCGCAGTGGTTTTACCAAGACTGACAAGGTAGAAGTGACTGCAGCAAGTCCTCTGTTTATCCTACCACCAAAGAAAGATGAAGACTAGTAAAGATTGGAAACTCCCAGTACCAGAAGAGACCGAGGATGGTTTTAACTGGCAACCTGTAGTGAGAATAGGTAGAACCGTACCCTTTGGTTATGAGCAAGACCCTACTGACTTAGATGTACTACAACCGATTGTAGATGAGCTTGAACTACTAGAAAGAGCTAAGAAGTATCTAAGACAGTATAGCTACAGAGATGTAGCGAACTGGTTAAGCGAACAATCAGGCAGATACATATCCCACGTAGGTCTAATGAAAAGAGTAAAACTTGAACAAAAGCGTAAAAGACAAGCTTCAAATCAACGCTACCTTGCCGAAAGGTACAAAGAAGCGTTACAAAAAGCCGAAAGACTTGAAGAAAGAATTGGTGGAAGAACAGAAGGTTTATCCGCAGCCTAAGCCAGAACCGATAGAAGTAGAAGAAGCACAGCATGTTATCTTCCAACCTAACAAAGGACCACAGACAGAGTTCCTTTCTTCTAATGAACGAGAAGTATTATACGGAGGAAGTGCAGGAGGCGGTAAGTCTTATGCAATGCTTGCAGACCCTGTACGATACTTAAACAATCCACAGTTTCGTGGGTTACTTATAAGACGAACAACGGAGGAACTTAGGGAACTTATCTCTGTCTCCAAACAACTCTATCCAGAAGCAATACCTAACATAAGGTTTATGGAGAGAGACAAGACTTGGGTAGCTCCGTCAGGTGCAACACTCTGGTTATCTTACCTTGACCGTGACGATGACGTTACACGATACCAAGGACAGGCATTTAGTTGGATAGGCTTTGACGAGTTAACACAGTGGGCAAGTCCTTATCCGTTTGACTACATGCGTTCTCGACTACGTACTGCAAGAGGAAGTGGCTTAGAGTTATACCAGAGAGCTACTACTAACCCCGGAGGTGCAGGACACCAGTGGGTTAAGAAAATGTTTATAGACCCTGCTCCACATGGAACAGCATTCTGGGCTACGGACATAGAGACAGGTGAAGTCTTAAAGATGCCAAGAGGTCACAGCAAAGAGGGTGAGCCTCTGTTTAAAAGACGATTTATTCCTGCAACACTATTTGATAATCCGTACTTAGCAGAAGACGGAATGTATGAAGCAAACCTACTTTCTCTGCCTGAGTATCAACGTAAACAATTACTGGAAGGAAATTGGGATGTCAACGAAGGAGCAGCCTTCCCAGAGTGGAACAGACAAGTGCATGTTGTCGACCCCTATAGTATCCCTAACAGTTGGGCTAAGTTTCGTGCATGTGATTATGGGTATGGTAGTCATACAGGTGTTGTATGGATTGCAGTCGCTCCATCGGAACAACTCGTAGTCTACAGAGAACTATACGTATCAAAGGTATTGGCTACAGACTTGGCTGATATGGTATTAGAAGCAGAAGCAGATGATGGAACTATTCGGTATGGTGTGTTGGACTCTAGCCTTTGGCATAAACGTGGCGATACTGGTCCATCTTTGGCAGAGCAGATGATAGTAAGGGGATGTCGGTGGAGACCCTCAGACAGAAGTAAAGGCTCAAGGGTAGCAGGTAAAAACGAAATACACAGAAGACTACAGGTAGATGAATTTACA